GTTTTAGAATATCCTATAGCTGGTGATGGATCTGGAAATATACTTCAACATGAATCAACTTTATTAGAAAACTCTTTAGGTTTAGGATCTACAAAACCTTTTTGCACAACAGCACCAATAGAAATAGGCCAAGGAGATAGGTTGGCCCAAGTAAATCAAATAATACCAGATTCAGAAGCAAACACTCTTCCCGGTGTTACTTTATCTTTTAAAGGAAAATTTGCATCAAATGGTGCAGAAACAGATTTTGGTTCATTTACTTTTGAATCAGATGGATATATGGACGCAAGGTTTACCGCAAGATCAATTTCTATGAAAGTAGAGGGAGATACAAATCAAGATTTTAAACTTGGTCAAGTTAGAGTGGACGCAAAGCCTAGAGGGAAAAGATAGTGGATTTATCTTCACAAAGACAATATATTCAAAGAGCAGTAAGTGTAAAAAAAGATGTTACAAGCACAGCTTTGACAACACTTTATACCTGTCCGGGATCTACAGATTTTGATTTTACAGTAATAGAATCTATTTTAATTGGTGATGATGGTAATCAGGCAACAACTGTCACATTGTCAATTACAGATAACACAGGACATACTTTTCCAATATTTAAAGAAATAAGCATATCTGCAAAAGAGACAAAAGAAATATTATCAAGAAATCTATTACTAACGTCTGGTGACATTTTAAAAATTGAAGTATCACACGCCAATATTAATTTTATAGCAAGTATTGTGGAGTATGCAAAAGGTGATTGATTTAGGGGTAGAAAAAAAACCAGATTGGGAAACACATTGGCATAATTGCAAACAATATATTTCTGACGCTTTAAAATATCAAGATCTATATAATATTGAAGATGTAGAAGAAAGAATCAGAGATGGTAGATTTTTGCTTTGGCCGGGAGAAAAATCAGCTTATATAACAGAGTTTGTTTTCTTCCCAAGATTAAAAGCTATGAACTTATTATTTTGTGGTGGAGATTATCAAGAGCTAGAAAAAATGATACCATACATAGAAGAGTTTGCTAAGCGATATGGTGTTACCAGATTTTATGGTGGTGGAAGAAAAGGTTGGGCCAAACTCTTAACAAAAAGAAGTAAATACATGGGTTGGAAAACAAGTTATACAATACAAAAGGAGCTAGATTAAATGTCAAAAGGATCACAAACAAGCGAAGTTACATTACCAGCTTTTCAAGAGCAGATGTTTCAAGATCTGTATGGTGCTGGTAGATCTGTAGCGCAACAACCATTTACACCCTATACAGGCCCACAAGTAGCTGGTTTTAATCAAGATCAATTAAATCAATTTGATCTAGCAAGAAGATCTGCTGGAAGATCTTTTGCAAGTGATCCACAAGCAAGTCTGCAAGGTTTAATAGATTCACCATCACCAACATCTGTTTTAAATGTAGGCGGTGAAGCTGGATTACAAAGTTATCAAAATCCTTTTGAACAACAAGTAGTAGATCAAACTTTAGCAGATTTTGGTAGAGCAAGAGATATGATTACAAGTGATGCACAAGATAGAGCAATAAAAGCTGGTGCTTTTGGTGGCTCTAGGTCTGCTATTTTAGAATCAGAAGCTACAAGACCATTAGTAGATCAAACTGCTAGAACAATAGCTGACTTAAGAAGTCGTGGCTTCGATCAAGCAACAAGACTTGCAGAAGGAGATTTAGACAGGTTAAACAGACAAGATATTTTTAGACGTGGCATTATACAAGATCAAATACAAGATCAAGCCAGAACTTTAGGTCTTTTAGGTGGTATAGGACAACAACAACAAGGATTACAACAAGCGGCCCTTGATAAAGCTAGAGAAGAATTTGATAGAGCAAGACTGTTCCCACAAGAACAATTAGCAATATTAACAGGTGCGGCAAGCGGTGTGCCAACATTAGCTGGACAATATAGTAGAAAAAAAGTAGGTATTGGAGATGTTTTGGGTGGGCTTACAAGTCTAGGATCAAGCGCTTTATTAGGCAAGGGGAGTAATTAAAATGTCTTTTGGTGTTGCAAGTGGTAGTAATTTGAATTTTGGTGATACCAACACCGGCCCCAACACCGGCCCCAACACCAACACAGAATCCGAACCAAAATCTAATAAGAATAGGCAGTTAGCATTATTGCTTGGAACTTTATCTGATACTTTTAAAGGTGAATCTGACAAAACATTACAAAGAATAGAATTTTTAGATGATAGAGAGAAAAAACAAGAACAAAATAAATTGTTTGATAGAACAAGAGCTAGAGTTGCACAATCAGTTAAAGACGGAACTTTACCAGCAAGCATGCTGGATTTGTTAGACTCTCTTGGCGCAGGCGGAACAGCTAATTTCCTTATAGAAGAATCTAAGTTTAGAGATAGAGGTCAAATCAAGAACCTAAATGAACTTGAGTTTAATCTTGTCAGTCAATATTCATCTTATGTAAAAACACAACAGCAAAAAA